GGCAGTTGGAACAGCGCGGCGCGTCAAGCTGGCACTAAATTGCTGCCGTTTGGGTTCAAATATTCGCGCATTTCCATCAGCCCCGACGAAGCGCAATTTATCGAAACGCGTAAGTTCCAAGCGGAGGAAATTTGCCGCATTTTTAGCGTTCCGCCGACTTTGGTACAGCTGGAATCGCAGACGACTTACAACAACGTCGAGCAGCAAAATCTGCAATTTGCACGCCACACAATTTCACCGTGGGCAAAGCGAATTGAGCAGGAAATAGACAGAAAATTGATTCAATCACGCGAGCGGCCACAGATTTACAGCAAGTTTTTACTAAACGATTTGTATCGCGGCGATATGCAAAGCCGTGCGAGTTTCTACACGCAGATGCTTCAAAACGGCGTTTTAAATATTAACGAAGTCCGAGAACGGGAAGACCTGAACCCTACTGACGGCGGCGATACGCACGTAGTGCAGGTCAATCAAATCGCGCTTGACAAGTTGGGCGCTTATTCGGACAAACTAACAGAAAGTAATGGAACAGAATGACGACAAGCGCATTGAAGAACTGCGCAGCCAATACGGTGAGAACGTAGAACTGCGCACGGCAGAAGTCCGCGCAGCAGGTGACGATACGTTAGTAGTTGAGGGCTATGCCAGCAACTTCGATGTTGAGTACGATTTAGGATATTTTAAAGAATCCGTATCGCGCGGCGCCTTCGATGAGGTATTAAACGATGACGTGCGGTTTTTGCTCAATCATACGGGCGCGCCATTGGCACGCACTACGAACGGCACGCTCGAATTGAGCGTTGACGAAACGGGCTTAAAGTACCGCGCGGCACTTGCTGACACGCAGGACGGGCGCGACCTTTACAAGCTGATAAAGCGCGGCGACATCACACAGAGTTCGTTTGCCTTTACCATTGACAAAGACGAATGGAGCGAAGACCGCAGCACGCGGACCATCACAAAGATTGGCCGATTGTTGGACACGTCAGCCGTGACGTATCCAGCATCACCAAGTACGACAGTAGCAGCGCGAAACATGGCAGCGGCGGCGCAGGAAGCGGCGGCATTGAATGACGAACAGGAAACGCAGGAACCCGTACAGGAAGAACGCGCAGAACCTGAAAATATAAAAACCGAAGCGCGTAACTTTACGCCAACAACTAAGAACAATTTTTCAAATATGACACTAAACGACCTAAAAGGCCAACGCTCCGCGTATTACGAGGAATTCGTGGGCATCGGACAAAAAGCGGACTCAGAGGGCCGCTCATTGACAGAAGCAGAGCAAGAGCGATGCGACAAGCTCGACGGCATGATTGTCGACCTTGATGTAAAGATTAAGCACAAGACGCGCGAACAGGAAATGGTCGCACGCATGGCGCAAAGCGGAAACGTTTCGAACGCCGAGCAGCGCGAAGTTGAGCGCGTTCACGGCGCCTTTTCAATCAGCCGAGCCGTTGCACAAATCGCCAACGGCCGCAACTTGGAAGGCGCTGAAGCTGAATGGGCGCAGGAAGCTGCGAAAGAGGCGCGTTCACAAGGCTTGCAAATGACTGGTCAAATCGCTATCCCTTCAATCGCTTTGCGTGCTTTGGGTGACGCTGATGAGCACGCAGCCACTACGGGTTCAGGTTCTGGTTCAGTTGCAACTGTTGTACCTGCTGCCATCGAGGCTTTGCGAGCGCCAACCGTAATCGAAAGTTTGGGAGCTACTGTAATTCGTAACGCTGCTGGCAATTTGCAATTCCCGCGAATCTCAACGAAGGCAAGCGGAACGGGTGAAGGTGAAGCCGACGCAAATGCTGCATCTGGTTTGGAGATGGATACCGTCAGCATGACGCCTGAGCGTGTATCTGCAAAGACCACGTACACCAAGCAATTGATTTTACAAGGCGGCGTTGGTATTGATACGCTCATTGCGAATGACTTAAGCGCAGCGATGAACGCATACATCGACGACCGAGCGTTTGACGTGATTTTGGCCGATGGCGATGTAGACGACCAGTCAACAACCGCAGCTAATACCGACATGACGTCTGCATTGGCAGTAGCTATGGAGGCGGCTGTTTTGGCTGCTGGTGGAAACCTTGGCGGCGCTGCTTACGCTATGTCGCCTGAAGCGTTTAAATTGGCTAAAAATGCGCCTCAAGTTTCTAACGTTTCAGCTTTGTACGACTTGGCGTCTAACACGTTCAACGGATACCGAGCAGTTGCCACGCCTTACTTGGTAAATGCTGCTGGACCATTGGGACAAATGGTTTTCGGTAACTTCCAACAAGGCCTTATCTTGGCTTACTTCGGTGGCCTCGATTTGTTGGTTGACCCATACAGCGCAGCGGGCAACGCGCAAATCACTTTGCACGTTAACCGTTTCTTCGACGTTGCTGTACGTCAGCCAGGCGCCTTGAGCATCTGCACAGACATCGAAGCTGCATAATTAGTAGCGTGATAATTTGGGAAAGGGGCGGCTTCGGTCGCCTCTTTTTTTATGCTCTGAAACCCCAGTAAATACAGGGAAAACGAAAAAACATTGAAAATAATTACGAAAAAAGTTGCGTAGAAAGGAAAGGTTACCGTATATTTGAGACATCAAACAACAACAAACAAACACAGCCATGAACACAGCAAAAGCAATCCAGGAGTTAAGCCAAGTAAACTTTGAAGCAATCATCGAAGCGGCTTGTAAGCAATTCACCGACGCTTGTTTTGAGGAAGGGTTAACAGTAGAGAAAACACAACAGTTACTTTACAGCAAACAAGGACTGGATACAATAGCAAAGCTCGCAGCGAAAGCAATCTAACAGAAGCCCCTCACGGGGCTTTTTTTTTGTCCGTATTTTAGCGACATGATGACCGTGGAAATAACAGGCACGCCGACGCTCGACAGCGTTATAACGGTTGCCGATTTAAAGAGCCATTTGCGTGTAGACCACAGCGACGAAGACACGCTAATTGAAGCGTACCGCGACGCGGCAATAAAGTGGATAGAAGATTACTGCAACACGCGGCTGGGCGACGTTACTGCCGTGGGCTACCTCGACTATTTCAAGCCGTCGCGTTTTCCGATTGGCCCAATTACGGCCATCAGTTCGGTGACGTATTTGGACACCAGCAACAGCACGCAGACGCTTGACACTGCGAAGTATTGGTACGACATCAAAACGAATGCCGCGCGCATCACGTTTGACCAAGTGCCAGACACTTACGACGACGCATACCACCGCGTACAAATCAACATGACGCTGGGATACGCAGAAGCTGACGTACCGGCGCCGATGCTTACCGCGATTCGTTGGATGGTAGCGCACCTATACGAGCAGCGGCAACCCGTAGCCACAGGCACCACGGCCATAGAACTACCGATTGGTTTATACGCTATCCTGAACCCTTACCGCATCATAACCACGCCATGAGGATAGGCCAAAGCGACCGGCGCATAACGGTGGAACGATACACGACAACTACGAACGATTACGGCGAGCGCGTACAGACGTGGGCGACGCTGCTTACCGTTTGGGCGGAACTTATGAAGACGGGCGAAGGCATGACCGAGCGAATAACGACCGACCAAGATATGCCCGTGCAGCGGCTGCGGTTTAAGATTCGCAGCAGCAGCGACAGCCGAGGCATAAAAGCGGACGACCGCGTGTTATACAATTCGAAGTATTACAACATCCAAGGCATCGAAGAAATTGGCCGACAGGACCAGCTCGTTTTGCTTTGCCAAATTTCCGGCACGTGATACACGTACACGCACATACCACGCCGCTCGAAAAGCAGCTTGCTGAGTTGCGTAAACAGGTGAAAAATCCGAAAGTACAGAGACGGATTCACCGTGGTGCTGGCAACGTCATCAAAAAGGAAATGCTCGGCAATATCTCTGACGCCAACCAAGTTGTGCGCGTACGGAGGAAGTCGGGGCCTGACCTCGATATACCTGTAGGGACTATGCGGCGGTCGATTCGCGTTTGGTTGATTGACAAACAGCAAACATCGTACTGGGTGGGGCCTCGTGTCGGTCGCAGGATGCCGATTGACCGTGACGGCTGGTTTGCAAACATAGTAGAAGGCGGTGACCAAAAGTTTGGCCAAGGGCGGAACAAAGGCGTATTTAGAAAGTCGATAATGAACGCGACGCCTAAAGCGTACAAGAAAGTCGTGGACGGATATAACCGAGCAATAAGAAAAGCAGCGAAAGCAAAAGCAAAAAAGGCATGAATATAGGCAAGGCGATATACGGCATTTTAAGCGGAACCACGGAGGTAACCGACATCGTTGGCACCAAGATATTTCCAGAGATTGCCGAACAAGAAACGGCGGTGCCGTTTGTTATTTATCAGGTGCAAAGCGTGCAGCCTGAAGATACGCACGACGGACCGAGCAAGCTGGATGAAGTACGGGTTGAGGTGCTTTGCTACGATGACGCTTATAACGGCGCGGCTGATTTAGCGAGCGCGGTGCGCGGCGCTTTGGACCGCGTGCGAGGAACGTATAACGGCGTCAACGTAGAAAGCGTACAATTTAATGACGTCGATTTCGAAATAGAGTACGACCCACGCCGATACAGCCAAGTACTTACGTTCACGTTTCGCATTAAGCGCGATGACATTGAGATAGCTTTAGGCACGCCAATCACCGGCGCGCAGCTTGGCGATTTGTCCGACGTCAATGTCACGGGCGTAACGGATAACCAAATACTCAGCTACGACGCAGCAAGCGACACATGGGTGCCAGCTGCTGACGCGGGCGGCCCTGACGTGCTGGACGACCTGAGCGACGTGGATACGGGCGAACCTGAAGACAACCAGATGCTGGCATATCAGCAAGGCACGTGGACCGCGATTTATCAGGATGAAATCGTTTTGCCTATTGCAAGCGTCACGGGTTTGCAGACCGAACTAAACACGATACCCGACGGGCTGGACGACCTCGATGACGTCAAGATAATTGGCACGCCAGCGGAAGGCGACGCGCTGGTATATCAAAGCGGCTTTTGGTCACGCGGCACGGCGGGCGCTTCGACGTTAGGCGACCTCGACGACGTAAATACCACAGGCGCGGGCGTTGGTTCTACAATCGTTTACAACGGCAGCACGTGGGAAATTTCGGGCAGCGAATTACCGAGTGACGATATTTATTACCATAACCGTTACTTGACGGAAGCGGGCACGCTACGTTCAGGCGCTACGGAAACGGTCGAGCTGTACTATACGGCGCAGGCGGACGGCGACGGCTTAAGCGAATCGGCATCGAGCGACACGCCTACCAGCGGCTACGATATTCAGCGAAAGTTGTGGTACGCTGAGAAAGCGCAGGCAGACCCCGACACCTCAGCCGATTGGACACAGTTCACAGCCATCGCCGACAACACGACATTCAACAACGCGAAGGCGGCTTTGCTTGCTTACCTGAAGGAACGCACGGGCGGAACGGTTCCGATTAGCCTCAAAATGACGTGGGAGGAAGTAGCGCAAGCGCCCTCGTTTACGGGGCTTTTAAATGAGAGCTACGGAAGCGGAGCAGAGGCGGCGTACTCCACCCGTCGATTGAATGGCAACGTAACCGACTGCATGGTTATCCGAAGGGCTTCGGATTCGACGACTGAAACAATCGGATTCGACGGTTCAGGCAACATTGACGAAAGCGCGATAGAAACGTTCTGCACGGGTACGACGTGTACCGTGGTAACGTGGAAAGACCAAAGCGGAAACGGGAACGATGCGACCGCACCGAGTACGGGAGACGAGCCGACGATTTACACAGGTGGCGCGTTGGTGAAGGATGGCGGAAAAGTCGCGTTGGACTTTGACGGGAGTAATGATAAATTTCAACTCGGCCTTAGCATTACAAACGCGGATTCCCTTTCATATTTTTACACAGGTAACTATATTGGTTCGGGGGCTGCTAACCAATGGATGGTGCAAACCAGCGAAAGCCCACAGTTATTTGTACCTGTTGCAGAAGAAGATGATACGAACACGAGTATAATTTTTGGCGTATCATCAACTTCTTATTATGCGTCGGGTACTTCTGTAACGCTTGCAAATCGCGGGGATGTATATGCCGCATTTGCGGGAAAACAAACGCTTTCGTCAATATTCGGAAGTAGTACCGTTACTCTATCGAATAGCTACTTAGGTGGAAGGGTTGGCAACAACTATATGGTAAACGGATTGTTTCAAGAATTTATCTTGTACACAAATAACAAATCCAGCGTCCGCACCGACATCGAAGAAAACATAGGCGACTACTTCACCCAAAACACGCCACTGCTCGACACGTACTCAGGGGCGGCGGCTGCTTATTCCTTGCGGCTTTTGGACTCTAGCTATGTCGGTTCAGCGGTAGAAGTTTACAACGGCTCGAGTTATGCTGACATCGGCTTCAACGTATTCGGCGAGTTGGATACGGTTGCACTTGCGGCGCATTGCGGAAGTAACGACGGGTTCGTGTCGAAGTGGTACGACCAAGCGGGCTCAAACGACGCCACGCAAACGACTACCTCGAATATGCCAAAGATTTACGACGGGACGACGGGCGTGGAAACATCTAACGGAAAGCCCGCAGTTCGTTTTATCAATTCATCTACCACATATCTGGACGCTCCAGATTTAGGAGCAGACACGACTACAACTTATTTTGAAGTTCACGATAGAAACGGTTCAAATCTTAATGTATGGTCGCCAGATAGAAACGAAAACGCGGTTTTAGCCGATGGTCTGACTTTTGTTTCAGGGGCTTTTTATAATGGAGTAACCGCCTCTATTGGGGGAAGTTTAAAGCAACCTTTAACAGCTGGAGATATTCAAGATTATAGGCTGGTTTATTGGTTAAGAAACGGAACAAATAGCGAACTCGGGGTAAATGCAAGCACAGTAGTCACGGGAACACAAAGTTCAAGTGTATTGAATCGGCTTAGGCTTGGAACGCGGGCGGGGTTGACACTTCCATTTGATGGTTATATGTCAGAATTTGTAATGTATAGAGACGACCAATCCAGCAACCGCACGAACATCGAGGACAACATAAACACCTTCTACAACATCTACTGATGAACGGATATATAATCGTACTTCCAACCCCCACGCAGACAAGCGAAGCACGGGCAAAGCAAATCACGCGAGAACTCTACAACATCTCGCGTCCCGTTCTCATTCAGGCAGAAGGCGAAAAGGCTTCAACCGTCTTCGGAATCGTTACGCACCCCGACGGAATCCAAAACGCTTTGCAGGTGAATACGGATTACCTCATCCACGTACACGAAGCGGCGACGCTTGAGAAGTTGGTGGCTTGCTTTCCTGAACTCACCAACGACGAAAGATTTCAGCTTAGCGCATACGTGCAGACAAACCACCGTTTTCCGTTTGCGCACATCATACCAAGCACGACGACGGTACGCGATTACGAGGAAATGAAAACGCTGGGATGGTTTATCGATGAATTAGAAATTGACTAAATTGCAGCCATGAAGGTTACAATCCAAAAAGCGTGCAAGCTACACGGGAACAACTGGAAGAAAGGCGACACGCCAACAGTTACCACCGCTTTCGCTGAAAAGCTGAAGAAAAAAGGCTATTTAGACGCGCCAAAGAAAAAGACCGAAGACGAATCTAACGACATAACAGAAGAATAAAATGGCCATTTTTAACGGTACAGAATTAGGCGTTTATATCGACAGCACGTTGATTGCAGCCGCCACCGATTGCTCGCTTTCCTTGAGCATGGAAACTATCGACATCACAACCAAAGACAGCGCCGGATGGCGTGAGCTTTTAGCCGGCACCCGTTCCGGTTCCATCAGCTGCAGCGGTTTGATTGATTACACCGACGCGTCAAACAAAGACACGACCGACTTGTTTGCGGCATTTGAAAACCGCACGGCTTTGTCTTTGACGTTTGAAAAGGCGAACGAAGTAACCGGTGATTTGTCATTTGCTTGCACAGGTTTCTTGACCAGCTTGGAGCAGTCAGGCGGCACCGAGGACACAGCGACGTACAGCGCCACGTTTGAAATCAGCGGAGTAATTACCGACACGGCAGCTTCATGATAGAAGTAAACGGCACGGATTATCCAGTGCGCTATTCTATGAAGGCGCTGAAAAAGTTTGAACGCAAAGCCAAGGTGAACGTGTTCAGCTTGTCGGACCCGTCGAAACTGAGCGCCGAGGCGTGCGCTTACCTTTGCTTCGTAGGCGTGGAATGCGGATGCGATTTCGAAGGCGTTGAATTCAACATGGAGCTTGCAGAGTTTGAAGAGCATATTACGCTGGCTCACGTCACGCAGTGCTTCGATGTTCTCGGTGAGTACAGCGACCAAAAAAAAAGATAGACGGCACCGACGAGCCAATAGGCTGGCCGGAAATGATACGGATGGGGATGGGCGTGCTTCGCCTATCCCCTTCTGCGTTTTGGTCAATGACCTTCGCGGAAATAAGCCTTGCACTTGACGGTCATAGAGAAGCCGAAGAATACCGCGAGCGTTATGCGTGGGAGCGCGTGCGGTGGCTCGGTGCTATGACCTTCCAACCGCACCTAAAAAAAGGCCGTAAATTAGCCCCAAAGGATTTGATGCAGTTCCCATGGGAGCGGCCAGAGAAGAACCGGCATAACCTTACAAAAGAGGAATTGAAGCAGCGAATACTAGAGCGTGACCAATGGCGAAATTAAACGACTTAATTGTAACGATAGGCGCAAAGACGCGCAGCTTTGATAAAGCGTTAGGCACTTCTATGAAGAAGATGCAGACGTTTGGCAAAAATACCAAGGCGCTCGGCAAATCCTTATCACGCAACTTAACCGCACCAATTGCAGCCATTGGCGGGATTGCTGTGAAGACTGCAGCAGATTTCGAATTTGCAATGGCCAAGGTAAAAGCGGTCAGCGGGTTTACAGGCGAAGAAATTGGCAGGCTGAGAGACCAAGCAAAACAGCTCGGCGCGACTACATCTAAAAGCGCGTCCGAGGTGGCTGCGCTTCAACTTGAGCTTGCCAAGCTTGGAAAAACGAGCACGGAAATTGAAGGCATGACCGAAAGCGTGTTAAGCCTCGGTATTGCTTTCGATGAGGATTTAGGAGCCGTCGCCGAAACGGTGGGCGCTACGTTAAATGAATTTGGAATTGATGCCAGCGAAACGGGCCGCGTTGCTGACGTCATGGCAACGGCTTTCGGTAGTAGCGCGCTCGACCTTGAGAATTTCCGCGAGTCGATGAGTAAGGTGGGGCCGATTGCAAACGAATTCGGCTTTTCGATTGAAGAAACGACTGCCGTGCTGGGTACCCTTGCCAATAGTGCTATCAGCGGCGCAGACGCAGGCACAAAGTTTAAAATGGCGCTTTCTGAATTGGCTTCGGAAGGCGACGACGTAAAAGAAACATTTGTCAAACTTATCAAAGGCAAGATTTCGTACACGGAAGCCATGGACGTCTTTGGCAAACGTGCCGCGATTCTTGGCCCGATTTTAGGCAAGAACGGGGAAAAGCTCGCCGAGCTACAAACGAAGCTGGAGAATTCTGAAGGCGCTGCAATTAACGCACGGAAGGAATTAGAGGAAACTGCTATGGGCGGATTTAACGCCCTGAAAAGTGCGGCGGAAGCGGCAAGCATAACGCTGGGAGAGGCGTTAATGCCAACGGTTACAAAACTCGCTGGATTTATTACGAGCCTTGCCAGCGGCATCGCAAACATGAATAACGAAACGCGCGAGAGCGTTATAAAGTTTGCAGCTATTGCGGCGGCCATCGGTCCGCTGCTAATTGTGTTGCCTTCTATCATTGGCGCGATTGGTATGCTTATTAGTCCCGTTGGATTGATTACCGCCGCCATCGTTGGGCTTGGTATTGCCATCGTCACCTTTGCCGATGAAATTGCGCCATACATCACGGACGTTATTAATTACTTTATAACGCTTTACAATGAATCGAGTTTGCTGCGTGGCATCATTGGCGGTATCAAAGGCACGGTGCAAGTCGTGTTCGATTTCTTTTTATTCGCAGTCGATAGCGTCATAGAAGGATTTAAAGACCTTGGTGCGATTATCGGCGCGGTGATGCGCGGCGACTTTAGTGCGATACCGGAACTCATTGGCCAAGCCTTTACTAACGCGGGCGAACGCATGGCCGAGTTTGGAACGAAAGCCGCCGAGGATTTTATGACGGCGGTAGAAGATGAGGTTCAACGCGAGCCAATCAGCTTGGTAAGCGAGGACACGGCAGCCGAAACGCTACGCACGCTTGGCGGAATTATGGATATGATTCCAACGTTCAGCATTGGCAGCGGTGGTGGTGCTGCTGGTGCAGGCGGTGCAACAGGCGGCGGAGGCGGCGCAACTGGTTTACAACCAATTGACAACGGTATACCTGAGCCGCAGCTTATTCGCAAATCAAGTACAGCCGTCAGCGAATTAGCAGACAGCCAAGGGAAGATAAACCGTGAGATTGCGTTAAGTGTTGACATGGCACCAAAATTGGAAGCCGCTTATGTTGGTATCGGTATGGCCATTGGTGGATTGATTAGCGGAACGATGACCATGAGCGATGTGTTTGCTAGTGCGCTTACAGGTTTAGCCGATTTGCTCATAGAACTTGGCGGCCAATTTATCGCAGCAGGTGCGGCGGCAACGGCTTTTTATGCCAACCTCATCGCTAACCCGCCAGCAGCAATTGCGGCAGGTGTTGGCTTGGTTGCTGCTGGTGCTGTCATTAAAGGGTTGCAAAGTCGAATGGAAGCAAAGCCGCCCGCGCTGGCGAAAGGCGGTTTGGCATTCGGTCCAACGATGGCTATGGTAGGTGACAACCGAAACGCTGGAGTTGACCCTGAGGTAATTGCACCGCTGAGTAAATTGCAGGCTATGATGGGCGGCCAATCCGTGCAGGTGACGGGCAAGATTTCAGGCCGCGATATATTGCTCACCAGCGAACGCAACAGCATTGACCGCAACCGTGTAAGAGGTTTCTAATG